AAGCCCAGGAAAATTTCTTTCCCATCAACATAAAACTGAACCTTTGCACCTTCTGTTAGATTGATCGGTTTTTGCTGCAGAAAAGAAAATGTCAGTTTTCCCACACTTCCGTTCCTATTTGTGGTGTAAGTGACTTTCTGGGTAATGGGGGCATAATCATACATTGTATTAGACTCGGCATTATAAACCAGAAGTTTGTGGCTCATCCTGTCACCTGTAGCTGATCTGCCTTAATCCAGCCACGACTCCCGCCTATCAAAATCGGATAGGGCCTAGAAGCGTCTGGAATAATCCTCGAAACTGTTGTTGCTAAGTTGTTGGCCGTACCGGTAGGCTTATCTCCATAACTGCTGCTGAAATAGGTGCCATTTGCAATGACTGAAGCCCCTACACGCAATTCTGGGGCTGCTGATAGTGGCCTTGGCTGTTCTTCAAACTGAATGGCTCCGGTTGTAGACGCTTCTGGTTGCGGAAGCACTACTTTGATCGGAGCATAATTCCGATATTCTTTAAACTTTATTTTGTAATATACGTCGCCAGCTTCCCCACCTTTTTCCGTAGTCTCAAAGTTATCTATCAACGCACTGATATTTGTATCATACATACGGCTACCCCTGGCATCGTACCGGCTTATCACAAGGTCACAAATTTCCTCGTTGTCCCGGGCCTCCAATATTGCCTCCACATAATCCCCGGGCTCTGTCCAGTCATGTCCATAAATAAGCGGATCGTCTTCGTCTCCCGGGAAATAAGATTCCCAGGATACCTCCATCAAAGAAGGCAGCCTGGGAACAACAATTTCTCCTATATCTAATATGTTATAGGTTTTATGATCGGCGGGATATGAAACAGTGTACTCTTTAGGATTGACAGGAAACTCTATAGTATCTCCACCTATATCGGCAAAAAATTTATACTTATTTCTCATGAATCCTCCTATCCTATAGCAACATTGCTGCTGGAAGCATGTTGTGTGCCCAATATATCGCTTAAAGCTTTGAGCATCACATCTGTATTATCAGGCCCGGCACCACCATAGTTATTTTGATTTACGGTCGCATTAGTCTGGGGAACTGTAAGATTTACCAAGGCTACATACTGCCGTTCTGACAAATCCCGGAGGAGCTTAATATTTTCATCGGCAATATTTACATCCTGCTCAATCTTGCCTACTTTTCCTACCTTACCGACATTTCCAATGTCTCCCATTCCGGTAATGCCGCCCTGGTCGCCTAATTTGCCAGTGATGCTTTCAAGGCTGAAATTCATATTGTCCATCTTTTTTCCAAGAGAAGCTCCCAGGTCTCCACCCTTACCTGCCGTTGTTCCGGTATCTAATTTTGCCATTCGTTTTATCGTAATAGCCTGTTCTCCAAATTTATCGTCTACCCAACCACTTAATTGATTCCTGAAGCCTGACACAGCACCGGACATGTTGGTTTTGAGTACGGCATCGATCGCATTGGCCACGGTTTCAACCATTCCAAGTATCGTATCCAGCATACCTGTGAACAGACGCACTACTGATCCAACCGGATCATGCCAGACATTTGCAAAAAATTCCGCAAACACGGCAAATAGATTCCATAGATCAGCTACTAAGTTATAACCCACTGCATATATAAAACCGAATACAGTACCAACCTTCTGCCCCATTTGCTCAAATGTGACACCTGCCTGCGTTAGTCCCAGTATCAGTGCCCCAATTGCAACGCCTATCAAAACAAAGGGCAAATGGGCTACGACCCACCCCGCTGCTGTCTTAAGCCCAGAAGCCAACCCTACGGCTCCCGCTATTGCCAAAGCAGTACCTATCCCAAACAGGACAGGATATATATAATCCCAGCTTTCAACCACAAAACTCGCTCCTGAAGCTAATAGATCAATGGCGCCGCCTGCCACATCAGCTAAAATTTCAATAGTGCCAATAATCCCCTCTATTGCCTTCTTCCCGATATCACTATTTAAAAACTCATTCATTTTGGCAAGGACTTCATCAAGTGCATAGACTCCAGCATTTTTTATCAGGTTCCATGAATCTGCCCAAGTCATCGGTATGCTTTCGAACTGCTCGTTAATCTTGTCAGTAGCACTTAGCATAGCCTTTTTCACTATGTCCGCAGTGATTGCCCCATCTGCCGCCAACCCCCTGATCTCGCCTATCGGCTTACCAAGATAATCAGCAATGGTCTGTATTACATTAGGGGCAACCTCAAATACAGCATTCAGTTCCTCTCCACGTAAGACCCCGGATCCCAACGCCTGGGTAAGCTGCAGGGAAGCGGAAGCAATTTCCTGCTGACTAGCCCCGGCAATCTTGAACTGCTTGTTTAGATTCTCAGCAAAAGCCAGGACCTCATCACTGCTAGAGAATGCATCGCCCGCTCTTTGACCCAGCTTCGCTACAACGTCCGCCGTGTCAAGGTAGCTTGTTCTGGTTCTCTGGGCTGATAGATATATCTTTTCCTGGAGCTGCTCCGTTTCTTGGAGGCTGTTATTCATGGCATCATTTCCCTGACCGCCTGTATCAGCTTCGGGAGGCTGAAACCCTTTATTCATTAGATTTAATCGGGCGGTTGTCTGTGTCATTTCATCCGACAGACCAAATAATTCCTTTCCCATCTTAAATCCATCAGCTACCGCTACCACCTTTTTTATAGTTGATAGCAGATTTCCTGCTGAATTATTGGTTTCTTTTACTTTTCTGTTATGGTTATCCTGTTCTCTGGCCGCTTTGGAAGTATTATTGGCAATCTTAATCAGCTGAGCCTCTAAACGGTCAAATCCAGATGAAGAAATCTCATTAGCAGATTCGCTGATCTGTCTCATGTTCGCAATGACTGCACCGGTAGCTCCACCAATGGACCGGCGCATGGTCATTTCCGTTCTTGTAACGGAATGGTCGATGCGCTGCATCTGACTTACCGCAGAATTTCCAAGGTCAAGGAACCTGGAAAAAGATGCACTGAACTGATCACTTAGTATAAATTCTTCTCTTATCTCTCCCATGGCTCCTCCTTTACTTCTTGGGTCGACTGTTGATTTCTTTTATTGCCATCTGGTACAACAATATCTTTTCATTGTCGGGAAGATCTGCAATCTCACCGGGGAAGCGACCGTGATTGACAAACATATAGTAAGCCAGCATCGTGTCCATATCTTCCCCGTTTAGGAGTTTTTTGCATCTTCCAACAACTCCTTAGAATCTCTCATGCCGTTTAACTCCAAAATCGCCTCGGACAGACGATTATACTCACCCACGCTCAACATCTGAGATGGTACGTCCAAAGGATCCTCCGTGCCGTAGTACTTGCACATCTCCTGATCACTAAAATCCGGCTCCTGGACGCAGGCAAGGACCAATCTTTTGGTATACAGGAGATTATCCAGGCTCTCAACTGGGGTGCCCTTTACATTAGATGCTTTCCTGCTCATGCGTGCAAGTTTTTCATTTTCTTTCTGATTTATGGCCTTAATTACAAAAGGCACCGGATTGCCCTCATCGTCTTTAAACCGATCTGATACAATAACCTGTTTTGTTACGCCCGTCACTGGTGGCTGCAAAAATGCTTTTAATGCGCTCATAAAATCTCCTATTCTCCCAGCTGCGCCGGGGCTCCGAATGCGTTCAATA